CTCTGCTAAAAAAGAAGGTCATAACCTTAAGCCGCCTGTAAAAAAAGCTGAGGCAGCTAAGTCTGAGAAATCAGCAGCACGTCGCAAGTCTTTTTGCTGCAGAATGTGCGGCATGAAGAAAAAGAATACTTCTTCTAAGACTGCTAAAGATCCTAATAGCCGTATCAATAAGTCCTTACGGGCTTGGGACTGCAACTGCAGTTAAGGAATATCAATGAGCGATTTAGCTAAAGAATTAAGTGAATTACTGGGTGATGTCACTGTCTTTTACTTCCGTGCACATGGATATCACTGGAATGTTGAAGGCGAAGATTTTGCAGCCTACCACGAATTATTTGAAACTATCTATGAAGATGTGTATTCTTCAATAGATCCAATTGCGGAAAATATTCGTAAGTTAGACGAGTACGCCCCGTTTAAATTAGATACACTACTAAAGTTGGCCTCGCTAGAAGATAGCAAGGTTCCGACCAAACCGGTAGCCATGGCAAAAGATTTGCTGGAAGCTAACGGTGAGGTAATCGAAAAACTCAAAACCGTTTTTCATACCGCTAATGATGCTGACGAGCAAGGAATTGCGAACTTCATAGCGGAAAGGATTGACATGCACCAGAAATGGGCATGGCAATTAAAGGCCAGCACCAAATAACCCTCTAGAGAAAAAGGTAATAAACAAATGCCAACACTTGATTCAGGTTCATTCCTGGTTTCCGGTACCGTAAGCGGTTCCGTATCAACTGGTGACAAGAGTGCAACAACCATCCTTGTTCCAGGCGACGTTTACTTAAATGGTTCACAGTTCTTGCTAGGCACTGCTTCAACAAGCGGCGCTGTAACTGTTAACGTTAAAGTGATCCCTCCTACAACTCCTGCTGTTTACCCATTGTCGTCATACACGACTCAGGATGGTACAGTAGTTGTAAACAACCCTACAAAAGACATGTCAAAGCCAACTAACCCAAAGACTGGTGACGTAGCTTATTCTACTTACAGCGCTGCAGCGGATTTCACTCCAAACTCAAGTGCAACTGTTAAAGCTTACGTTTCAGACCTATCTATTGCTGCATCTAAAGTTGCCGCACAGGGTGGCGCCGCTGATAACCTAGCAAATGCAGATGGTCGAATTTCTAACCGTATTTTTGCTGGTTCTCAGATTGTAATCACCGTAACTGGTGCAGGAACTGGTGCGTCAGGCCTAACCTACGCACTTGAGCTTGCTAAAGCGTAATAATTAAATTAATTAACTTGCCCGGGCTAGTAAATACCGGCTCGGGCAAGTTAGTTTACTAACAAGAAGGTTTAATATGATTAAGTGCGATAACTGCGAATCTCCTGCAGTTTACGAATTTTCTTCAAGAGGGGCTGAAACAGCCTTTTATTGTGAGCCATGTGTTCCTTGGACAATTGCCGATTTAGCAGCTAAAGATAATTTGCCAAAAGTAACTCAGCCAGAAGTAACCGAGATTGCGCCAGCTCCTGAGGCAGTGGCTAAAGAAGTAGCTCCTGAGGCAGTAGTTGAAGCAGTGGCTGAAGAAGTAAAACCATCGGCTCGTAAAAAGAAGACTGCAGATGCTGCAGACACAGTGGTAAGTGAGGACGCAACTAATGTCGAGAATACAACGAATTCAGACGAAGCAGGGGCATCCGCTTCCTAAAACAGCCGGTTATGCTCAAGGACCATTTCCCCCAGAGCTATACCGTTCTCAACCAGTTATAGAAGAATACGAATCTATAACTGGAAATGGTGGTCCTGAAATACCTGAGGGCGGAACACCTCAAAACAATTTTCAACCATTAAAGTGGTTTAAATGCAAGTACTGCGACGATACCATTGCAGAAAACAAACTTGCTAGTCATATATGTCCTAATCAGTAGGAGATTGTACAGTGGCCGATAATATTCCAAGCTACCCAAGTATTCCTAACCTTGTAAACATTTTGGGTATTGATACCGATACGTTTAGGGTTATGCAAGAAAGTGGCCTTAATATTGAGGGTATTGTAGCTAATAATGTCGGTGTAGACGACGCCATTGATACTTATTATGACCCGTACTTAGAGTACGGAGCACGAACTGATGATCAACGAGACTCTGCAAATGAGGGAGAAGGCAGAAGAAATCTATCAGCTAATCCCAATCAACCTGGTGTTCCCAACCCCTTAACTGTAAGAAACTACACCGCAAACTATAAACCTGGTGACATACTGAGTATGGCCCCTGCTAATTTTGAAGAAGGCTCCGAATACACTGAAGTCCCTACAGCAACTTCAAACCCGGCCCATCCTCGCACAGTAGCCGCAGCGTACAATAGAGAAGAAACTAAGCTAACAATTATGTTCTTTGATGGCACCCTGTATAATTATTATTCAGTTAGCCCCGAAGAATGGGATGACTTTAAAACAGCTCAAAATGACAGAGGAGAGCTTTCTAAAGGTCAATATATAAAAAGGACTCTAGATCAAAAAGCTAGAGGATTTGCAAATATTGAAGAACTTCCAGAAGACGTTAGAATGTTAGCTAGAACTCTTGCACGTGGAGTTCAGGTTGCTGCGGCAAGAAAACGTGGGTGGACTCCACCAGCTAGTATTACGCCAAGAGCTCCAAAAGTTAGCAAAACACCCAAACCAATTAAACCTAATTTCGGAACAGGCAGAAGGAAAACAATCATATAATATGAATAGTGAACCAAAGGACATAGGCAACATGTACTGGCATATATTGGAATACCCTGTAAAACCAAAAGTACTGTGGGAAAAAGCAGAGACTCAAGAAATTGATGAGCCGTTTCGCTTTGGCAGTGGTTGGGCATTACGCATGCCATTTACTCGTAAAGCAGTGGTCGTAGGAAAATGGCGCACTTCTTATACTGAAAGTGAAGCCTTGACGTATGCTATTAGAGGTAGATCTTTAGATACTGATGAAGTAGACTGGGATACAATACGTTTTGGAATTAGTGGGGCAAAAAATGATAAGACGCAAGCAAGCGGCTGAACAAGAAAAATCAGCTCTTCAAAAACGAATAGAAAAAATAGAAACGCCTGAGTTACTTAAATGGGTAGACCAGGCACTTTTTGCTATTGGTCGCAATTTGAATGATTGGCATAAAAATTCTGAATTTGTTTATTTAGAAGAAGCTAAAGATGCAGCAGATGCTCTTAACGCAGTGGTCGAAGAGTTAATTAATCGGAATAAAGGATCTCGTAATCTATGATGAATCAAGAAGAATCTGAAGAAGAATTTGATTCGCTTTACCTAGACGAGTCCTCTATCCCTACTGATGAATACGATGAGCCGGAAGATGAGCTTGATGAGCTTTCTAAAGAATTTGTAAGACAATTAATTGATAAAATTATGCAATTTATGACTGTATTGGTTGGTCATGAACTCCATAGTTATCAAAAACCTTTAGCAAGAAGAATTATAGAATCCGTTATTATTAATGACGGTGAGGAAATTACCGCTCTTGCTGCACGTCAGTCGGGCAAATCTGAAACTATTGCTAACACAGTAGCCACTCTTATGGTGATTCTTCCAAGATTGGCTAAAATTTATCCCGAACTTTTAGGTAAATTTGGGGATGGTCTTTGGGTTGGAATGTTTGCTCCAATTCAATCCCAGGCTGAAACTTTATTCGCTCGTCTAGTCAGCCGTCTTACAAGTGAAACTGCTTTAGAAATCCTTAATGATGCGGAAATTGACGATTCTTTAGGTAAAACTGCTGGGGTAACCCGAAACATTAAGCTCAAAAACAGTGGCTCAGTAGCTATGATGATGACTGCTAACCCAAGAGCAAAAATTGAGTCTAAGTCTTTTCATTTAATTATTATTGATGAGTGTCAAGAAGCAGACGACTTTGTTGTTGCCAAATCTATTTCTCCAATGGGTGCGTACTACAATGCTTCCATTATTAAAACCGGCACTCCTACAACATCTAAAAACAATTTTTACAAAGCTATTCAGCTAAATAAAAGACGTCAAACCGGTAGGAATTCTAAACAAAACCATTTTCAATGGGACTGGAAAGACGTAGCTAAAGTTAACGAAAACTATTCAAAGTTCCTTAAAAGAGAAATGCTTCGCATTGGTGAAGACTCAGATGAGTTCCAAATGTCTTACAATTGTAAATGGCTACTTGAACGAGGTATGTTTGTTACCTCTAATATTATGGATGACTTGGGCGACACTAGTATGGAAGTTGTTAAGTCTTACCATAAATCCCCAGTTATTGTAGGAATTGATCCTGCACGTAAAATGGACAGCACAGTGGTCACAGTGGTCTGGGTAGATTGGGATAGGCCAGATGAATTTGGTTTTTATGACCATAGAGTTCTAAATTGGATGGAAATCCAAGGAGATGACTGGGAAGATCAGTACTACCAAATCGTTAACTTTCTTTCAGCATATGACGTATTATCTGTTGGTGTAGATGCTAACGGTGTAGGTGACGCAGTAGCCCAACGTCTTAAGCTACTATTACCACGAGCCACGGTTGTTCCTCTAAGCAGTAGCCCTACTGAACAATCTAAACGCTATAAGCATTTGCAGGCGCTTATTCAACGCAGAATGATCTCGTGGCCTGCTCACGCTAAGACAAAGAGATTACGTGCCTGGAAACGGTTTTACCAACAAATGGTGGATGCTGAAGTAAAATACAAAGGTCCAAACTTTACAGTGGCCGCTCCGGATGAGGCCCACGCACACGATGATTTTGTTGATTCTTTAGCTATTGCTTGTATGATGACTGAAGAATTAGTGATGCCTACTGTCGAAGTAAGCAGTAACCCATTTTTTTAATTTTTAAAGTTTAGGGCGACATTTAGTGAAATTCGTAGGAAACTCTTTATGAGGATCCTCAATCCATTAGGAGAAAAAAATATGGCAAGTAACATTAGCCCGGCACCGCAGTTCCCTGAGCGCACGCCGACTTCATACGAACGCAAGTTCAGCCCAGCACAGCCAGGTCTTCGTGGCCCACTTCGTTTTGAAGAAGGCCTTGCAACCGACACCGATGTTCCACAGGAATTCGAAAACGGTGCGTCACAGGGGTACATCACCCCTCCTGGTCGTCCTAACCACAATCAGAATGTATTCGAGAAGTTCCCAGAAGAGACAATGCGTGAGCGTGCTCACGTTGGTTCTGCTGCTTGGGTAGAAGCTCCAACATACTTGGACAACTTCTCTGAAGGCGCATTCAGCGATGAAGCTGAATTGACGTTCCAGGAAGAGTTCCGCTCAGGCGAACACTACCAGCGTCTTAACCCAGCCACAGTCGTCGACTAGTAAAAAAATAGCTTCCCGGCCTCATACCCCTTCTCTGGGGCCGGGCAGCTGTTATTTAACTGTAGAAGGATTATAGAGGGCAATGTATGATAATTAATATGAAAGGACGTGCGGCATGAGTATCGATTTCTCGCCACCGTCCTATAGAGCCGCATCATCCGATCTTACAATTTCTATTTCCCCATTGGGACTTGTAGAGCTTGCGGATGAAGAGTTTGAAGTTCACGGTCCAAGACTTAATCGTTACTCCCTTAACTGGGCTATGTACCTTGGTCATCATTGGAGCTACCGACGTGAGATCGGTGAAACCCAAATGGTGTACAACTATTACCGTGCTTTTACAGATTACATTGTTAACTTTACATTTAGTCGTGGCGTACAGTTCCGTAGCCCTAAACAAACTGAAGCTATTGTTCCCGACATTCTAAAAAGAGCTTGGGAAGTAGATAACAACAAGCATGGTGTTTTGTGGGAAATGGGGCAGCAGGGCGGCGTATCAGGCGATTGCTTTGTTAAAGTTGCTTACGAAGAAGCCTGGCAAGATAGCACAGGTGCTTATCATCCAGGTAAAGTCCGTATTCTTCCACTTAACTCATCTTTTTGTTTTCCTGAGTTTCATCCCCATGACAGAAACAGACTAATTCGATTTAAACTAAAGTACCGATTCTGGGGTACTTCCGTTGAGGGCACTCGTCAGGTATACACCTACACCGAAATCCTCACCGATGACATGATTGAGGAGTACATTAACGATGAGCTTATTGACTCGCGTCCAAATCCGCTTGGAACCGTACCTGTTGTTCATATCCCAAATGTTTTAATTTCGGGATCACCTTGGGGTCTATCTGACTGCCACGACATTATTGTTCTTAACCGTAACTATAACGAAGTGGCTACC